GGAGTAGAAAGAATAATTGCATTACCACCCGTTGATAGAGTAGATTGTGCAGATATCCAAATTTCTTCAATATTATCAATGAATGCTGCCTCGTCAAATACTAATAGGGATAGTGCTTCAGAACGACCAGCATCACCTGCTGCAGAAGTTGCTTTTGCCTGTGAACCATTTGAGTATCGTAACGAAAGTTTATTATCTTCAACTGTTGTTTGTTTTAACCAACTAGGTAAATATTGATTCATTACCCTAATTTTAGTAATAAGGTTTTTAGCAACTTCTTGTTTAGTTGCAATTACCAATACGTTAAAATCTTGATTAAATAACATCTTCCACAATGCAAATCCCGCAGTTAAGGTAGATATACCAGTTTGACGAGATTTTAGAATGATGTTATATCGATGGTCTTTGAATTGTGTTAGTGTATTTTCTTGAAATGGATATAAATGAAATGGTATTTTACCGCGGACAGGGTGTTGAATCATACAATACTTTTTCATAAAGTATATAGGGTCACCAGCACATCGTTGGTATTCTAATTTTATTATATCTTTTAAAGAAGTTCCTGCCATTATTGTTTTGTATTAAACGTAATGTTCACAATTATGTTCTTTTAAAATTTCAAATGCTTTATTACGGAACTCTTCTACTTTTTGTAACTCTGCTTTACCATTTGTAATAATTTCCATTATTTCAGCACGAGTATTTTCTACTGAATTTGGTAATTCCCATTTTTCCGTAGTTCCATCCTCATTAATATATTCATAATAAGGTTTCACATCATCGTGTGCCTGTTGGAGTTCTTCTAATTTTATTTTACCATCAATTATCATACGAGTGTATATTTTATAATCCTCATATTGTTCCCATACTCCGGCAACTCGTACTTTATGTTCTCTTTCCGCTAAACAATTGATACAATATCCAGTTTTTTTAATAACCTTCTTGTGATTACTATTAATCTTTATTGTAGTGCAATCTGGATTAGAGCATCTTTCCAATTCTGCTATATATTTTCTGATTTCATCAAATGCTTCAGAGTTTTTAGAAGTTTTCATTGTGAATCCTTCTTTTTTCTCATATCTATGATGTTCATCTTCCCAAACATCACCAACCTTTCGTTCTACGTTAGCGGTTTCCCATCCAACTGTGGTGTTTTTAGCATATTCACCACCGGTCATAACCATATCCACCAACTTCCTACGAGTTGGATGCATAAACTTTTTATTAAATTCCTTTGCCATTATTATATATTAGGTTTTTATTTTAATATATATATAAGTATATATAAAATAAATTATGCGTAAAAAATACCCAATAATTGATTCAGAGAGGCGAATGCTCCTGTTAATTTGAATGTCTGTCCGTTATATACAAATACAATTCCTTCGATTGGTACGATTCTTTTAGCACCACCAATTGCATTTAATCTTTTAAGTTCTAATTTTAGTTTATCTATCTTCTTAGGGTCTCCACTTGCTTGAACATCCTTTATAGTTTGTTCCAATCGTTTCTTCATATCCCTTAAAGCGGAATCTGGATTAACTGTTAGTACCGATGCAGTAAATTCCAATACATCTGCACCAACTCCTAAGAAAATATCTTCAAATTTCATTAAGTTATCTTTTGAAATACCCTTATGGTCTTCCTTATCTATTTTAATAGCCCATGCAAGAGTTTTTTCATCCTTAATTGAGTTCTTATCTATACGGAATCCTTTTTCATTAAACGCCCATCTCTTAACTAACCCCATTTTAGTGGCGTTATCTAATGTAGTTGGTGTTTTCTTATCTACGAAGTTCTCCCACCATGCTTGATGGTAATCGGCAACACCTGCAGTATCTCCTAATCCAAATTCTTTTTGTAATTTAGATATCATAGTAAGGTACTTACCTTTCTTAGATGATAGGTCTTGTGATTTTGGTAACTTTAATACTGGTGGTCCTTGTAGTGTATACTTTGATTGAACATCGGCGTTTACTTGTTTAAGCATTCCACCCAATACTCTACCTGCTTCTGCTGATTCCCCTATTGCATCACCATTCTCATCGTACTCCATTGTTCCGTGAAATACTAATAGTGGTTGACCATATGGAATGACGTTGACTGAGGTAGGATATATCACCTCTATGTTCATAAAACATGAACCATTCTTAAATACTTTATCTTTTTGTGCTTGGGATAATGATTTTATAGCATTAGATAGGTCTTTCATAGCGAAATTATAGGCATCAGTTAATTCACCTCTACCCGCAAACTTATCTGCCACTCCGTTAATATCTAACGCACCAGCACCTTTGTTTTTCAAATGTGATTTGTTTCTTGCTGCTACTAATCTACCATCTATCCAACTTATAGCCAAGGCTTGACCATCAGTTTTCTCTCTAGCAAATTCTAAATTACCATCCAATGCACGATTTACAATATCTTTAAGTTGTCCAAAGGTTAAATTGATTTCAGTATCAAACGGATGGTTCATATGTCCATATGCACCACCTTCCATTATTAGGGATTCATTTATTGATTCCGTATTTAAAGATAATAAATCCCAATCTAATTCTTTACTATCAAAATCAATGCCATTACTATAAACATCTTTTACTATTACACCCGCTTCTTTCATTTGGTTTGCTAAATCCTTAACAACATTTGGTTTCATATTAATAAGACTTACCGAACCTGCACCATTGTATTCATACCCACTTCCCTCATATTTACGGAAACCTCTTACACTAGTACTATATGATTCTACTTTTTTTATACGATTCTTTTTAAAGATAGCATTTATTTCTTTTTTTACAATATTTCTTTCCGCTTCATTTATAGATTCGGTTGTAAATACAGGAGTAGATGATTTGAAATCAGCTTTTCTCATTACCGTCTTAGCAATCAATCTATCAGCAACTTTAATAAATGCTATATTGATATTTGATACTTTATCTTTAACTACAAACTCTCTATATTGTTTTAGGAACTCTAAAAATTTCTTTTTGTTTCTAGCCAATCTTTTGAATAATCCTGTTAATTCTGCAGGAGATATTTCTTTACCATTTCGCGGGTCGTTTAACCTTTGAAAGAAATGGTCAGTTTCTTTTCCTAAATCAACATCAGTTGGATTCATTTGTGAATCGGCATATTTTTCAACCGCATCCATATCGGTTTTTGCCATTTCAACTTTAACTTTTTCTCTTAATACTGCACTTTGAGATGAATAAAAGTATCTATCAATTAATTTATTTTCTAATTTTTTAAATCCAATATTTTTATGACAATTATGGAATGGATTTTGTTGTTTCACCAAAAGTATTTGATGTGTTATCTCGTGTAATATTGCCCTTTCTATATCAGTAACCTTACTCAAATCAAAAGTAATATATTCTGGTATAAATGTTTTAGTATCAAATGTAGTTGCAGCACCTGCACGACCAACTGAACCAAATTTAATTGCGATGGGTTTTATCTTTAAATCTTTACAAATTTCTTTGTAGTAATTTACAACACTTTCTTTTTTAACTTCGGTTAATGGTTCGTTAGGTATATCATCAACTTGTACCGCTATTTCCTCTAAATCATCTTGACCTGAATCTTTTACTTTAAAATTAGCTTTTTTATTATCGTATTTTCTCGGATGTGTTCTTGCCCAATCTGCGTAATTATTAACTGTTCCATCATAGTAATAATTTTCTTTAATATCACCCTTTTCATCTTTGTTAGAATTAAATGATTCTATTGCAGAAGCCATTACTTCATTTGGTATTTTTGCACTTTCTAATTTCTTACTTATAATAGCTATGAATTTTAACATATCTGCATCTGATTCTTCCTCTCCTGCAAATAGTGCTGCTTTACCTGCACCTATTGCTATAGTTTCAACAACTACATGAGGAATAAATTCCACCATTAAGTGTTTACCAAAAGCAGCAGCTCCATGTGCCAAACCACCACCAGCTGCACCAAATGCTGCTGCTAATGCAACTTTTTTAGCTACACTAATTAAAGCCTTTTTTTCAGAATCAGAAACTTTACCACCACTAAAAAAGTTTTTAACACCACTACCGGCTTCTTTAAACAAATGAACTTCATGTTTAGCACCATGTTTAATTGCTTCTAATGCACCTTTAGCTTTGTCTTTAACTGCTTCTCCAAAACTTCTTCGTTCTGGTGATTCTCCCTTGTGTACTTTTTGTATGAAAAATTGTTTTTCGTCTATACTCCAATTCTTTACACCATCTTTAATTTTTTGAAGAGCCATTGGAGCATTTTTATTTATATCCACCTTTGGAGTATTTTGTGTATCTTTCTTTTTATTTCGTTGTCTACGCAAATCAACGTGTGAATTACCAACGGGTGCAATTACTGTATATCCAGCATCTTCTGCTTCTTTAATTTTTCTATCCAATTCCCTTTGACGGAATCCGTTGTATGCTTCTTGGGCTTTAAATATTTCAGTTTCACCATATCCATCATCATCTCTATAATTTAATTCATAAAGGTCTTTTTGTTGTGCATCGGTTAGGTTATCCCAATCAACATCGCCATCAAATTCCGAACTTCCACCTTTTTTAGCCTGGTCGATTAACCATTCCTTTCCTTCATCATCTAAATAATCTTCAGGTGTCATATTTTCGTCAGGACCATCTTGTCCATACATATTTGACCACAATGCAGCTTTAGCTTTAGATTTACTTCCACCTAATACATTTGCTACTTCATCAAATACAGGTGATTTATCATCCAATACATCTGCGTTTTCATCCCAACTACTTTCTTCCGCATTATCAAAATGTCCTTTTACTGCATTTCTAAATTCATTTTGTTCTCCACCAAATTCAATATTACCATTCTTATCTTTACTCATACCACCCTCACCTACAAACATTACTTTTGTATCTTTAGGTAAAGTTTTTATTTGTTCTATTGTTTCTTTATTACTTTTCTTTCTTTTTCCATGTTCAACTCCAATAATCAATGAACCATTTGGTGTTACATCAATATCTAATTCTTCACCATTTTTTGTTTTTCTATTCTTTAATTTATTTGCTACTTCAGCCGTATCAGATGATGATTTTGTAGGTTCTTGTTTTGGTTCTTCTTTAGGTTGTTTAACACTTTTATCGTGTTTAAACATATCCGCACCTTGTACTGCTTGACCAGTTGGTTTAGTTTCACCACCCTTATCATCTCCCCCAATAGGACTATATTTTCCACTATCATCTTTTTTAAATAGTGGTGCACCTTCTACATCTTTTTTACTTTTTTCTTTGTATTTACCATACCCAACGTGCACGTATTTATCATCTTCACCATCACTTTCAAATAGTGAATCTAATAAATCAGAATAATCAGATATTAATTCTGAAATGGAGTCTTTTTGTTTTGCTTTCTTTTTCAATCTCTTTTCTGCCTTTTCAATTTTTTCAACTTCGTGAGTGACATCAACATCATCAAACCCAAGTGGATATGTAGTCGGTTTATTCAAATTTCTAGCGTTGTTTTTTGTTTTAATTTTAAAGGTTATTTGGTTTTCATCATCAGATGCATATATTGCATCTGCTTTTGGAAAATCAGTTTGGGTATATCCTCCTCTAACAAACCAATCATCACTACTATTAACCCCATCATCACCACCTAATACTCTTGCTTTACCTTTTGGTAGGTATCCACCATCGGGTTGTGAATCATCACCGCCAGAAACCGTTGCTGCCTCTTTAAAAATATTTTGTTTTGGTAAAATTCTAAATGTAGCTACTTTTTTACCATTAATAGTTGGCATTCCATGTTCGTCTTTACCAATTGTCTTAACTACTGTTTTTTTATTTTTAAATTTACCCATTAATATAGTATCACCAATATTAACATCTAATGTAATATCTTCACTTACCGATTCTCTGATACTTCCGCCATTCTTTTTAATAAAATTTTGAATGTCATTAGTATTTTTTCCAACTTCTACTTTTGGATATTTTTGTTTAAGTTTTTCTAATGTTTTTTGATTTTCAGTTTCATCTTCACTCCAATTAGAAGGAATAGCTAAAATTTTTTCAATTTTAATTTGTGTAAGAACTACCTCATTCCAATCTGATTCATAATATAATTGATTTGAGTTTAAGTATTTATCTTGAAATTCTTTTTTCTTACTCAACATGAATTTTTGTGCAGCATCATAATAATTTCGTATGAATTCATTCTTTTCTGCTGGTGTAAATTCATTTAAAGGGTCTTCTAACCATCTTTTCTTAAATGGTTTTAATTCTGGTGCGAAATTAAAAACTACATCTCTTTCTCTTCCTAAATCTGCTATTATAGTTCCGGGATTTACCCATCTTCTACCTTGCTTATCAGGTGCAGTCCATAGGTCCATTATACTTTGTGCCAATACTACTCCTGATAATAATACAAACACCCCGCCATCGGTATCTACTCCCTTTCCATTTTGTACAATCTTTGAGTATTTATCAATTTTATTAAATGTAGAAATTGATTTTTTAGTTCCTTCTAATGCTGCTACTTTTGGTAAATTTTCAATTGTAGTTACGTGTAATGAAGTTGTTTTTATTGGGTCAACCAATTGTTTAACAATATTAAGTGAAAGTGGTAATTGGCCTTGCATACAACGACTGAATGTATCGCCTTCCCATTTAACTTCATTTAATTGATAATCATCTGGACCATTATTTCCCCTAACTCCTGATATTCCTTCGCTCATAGTTTTAAGTTTAAGAGTAATCAGTTTGAATATTTTTTCATCAAACTTTGGATATGCTTTTAAGAATCCAGCTCTTTGTTGTTCTTCATCACCCTTACTTAACCAATTTCGTACATTAGTACCTGATATTGGGTTTGATTGTGATGGGGATACATACACATAACCTTTTTCTTTATATCCTTGTTCTATTTTACCTTTATATTTCTCAAAATACTTTCCACCCAATCTCATCTCATCTTTTTCACCAACAACACTTATATAACCAGTTGTAGTTTCATCAAAGTTTTTTAAGATTTCAGTAGGTGCATATGGATTCTTAATCTCAACTATTTTGTTTGATGGAATACCAAACATTTTAGTCATGATTATTTTCTTTTCCTTAAAATTAAATGGAGATTGTCTATTATCGGTTTTATTAGATGTTCCAATAAACACTTTATCCTTACCAAACTTTTTACAAAGATTTTGATAAGTTGCATAGTGTCCTTTATGGAAAGGTTGGAATCTGCCTGAATATACTACAACAAAGTTGTGTAATTCGGTATCTTCTAATAAAATTTGGTTGACAAGATATTGACTTAGTTCATTCATTTGTGTAGTACTCTATTAGTGTATAAATATGAATGAGTTAAGAATTAATGATTTTTATAAACGAATGGGTCTCTTTTACGGAGTTCTTCTAACTTTTTTTTATATAATTCTGCTTGTTTCTTTTTATTTCTTTTTTTGTTAAAGAAATCTAATATTTTTTTAAATAGTTTCATATTTTTTTTAATTTTGAGTTTTAGTTTCTTTCCAATATGTTCTAAATACATGTCTATTCCAATTTTTAATTTCAGTAACCGAATGCTGTATACCTATTTTATTAAAATACGAATCAAATACAATTAATTGATTTTTTTTGGGTCTATGTGTATAAATTATATTATTTTTAATAACTTCTGGACTTTCAAATCCGGTTATATCACCATAAAATACAATTTCACCACCCTCGTCACCATTTTTCATTTCATTTAAATACAATGTAGTTGTACAAATTCGTAGATTGGGTTCTGAACTAGTATCAGAATGGATATTCATTATATGACCAGGAAGATATGTGAGTACATCCTGATGTTCTGCTTTAAAATTATTAATATGTTCGGTATATATACTTTCTAAATAAACACTTATGTGTTTGTTAGTAGTATTTGATAAATTATGGTCACATGGACTTTCAATATCTTTTCTATTAATTCTTTTACTACCAATATTTTTAAAATTATTCCATATATATTCTTCATCTTCATTTAAATTGGTAATCAATTTATTAAATGACATATTATTATATGGATTTTGATTATCAACTAATCCAAATCGTACAACAAAATTTTTTTCTTCAATATGTTTTTGACAATCTTCTAATAATAAATCTACGATTGATTCATCTAATGCGTTTTCGAATATAAAAACTTTATTATTTATATTTTTGATAAGTTTCATTTAAAGTAAATCTACTAATTCTCCATTTATTATTTTATTTAAATTCTTTACATATATATCTGGAACCAATTTATCATTAAATTTCATTAAATGTGTTCTATTATGTTCTAATATATATGCCATTTTTGAAATCATAATATCCCATTCTTCATTTGATACTAAAATTAATTTTTTTATAATTTCGTATACAGCTATAATTCTATCACTATTGTTTTCTATATCATCATAACTTTCATCCCAAAAATCAGAGAAAGTTTTAAATCCCAGTTTTTTTAATTTTTTTAAAATATGGGGTCTTCCCAACATAACAAATGGATGTAAATGTGCTATTGGTTTTAAAGTTTTTTCGGATATATAATTTCCTGCTTCATAGAAAAGAGTTTCGGGCACAATACTGAAATAGGTTTCTTCATATGGTTTTTTAGTTTCAAACGCAAATCCCCATACTGATTCAATATCATCATAATCAACTATTTGTTTTTTTATTTTAGTTAATCCGTGAAATCCAGTACTCATTTTTACACGAGTTTGGTAATCAGTTAAATATGGTTTATCATCATACCCACCACCACTTACTAAATCCAATCCAGCATCTTGTGTGTACAATAATTTCATATCAAATGATGATAATGTACTATCTAATAATTTATCATTTTGTAATAGGGAAAGAATGATTAATCGGTGTGGTCTAAGTCTCCTATTTAGCATCAAACACTTCTTTTTTCTATTCTTTATTTTAAAATAATCCTTTGTTTTACTAATTGAATTTTTATTAGTACTACCATTAAATGATAGTTCAGTATTTCCTCTCATTAAATCAACTGTTTCTTTTCCTTTTGCAAAGAATGGCCAGGGATAGCAAGTCGTTTTTAATTTGAATTTTGGATTTTTATCTTTTACATAATATTCAGTATACAATTCAGTTGTATTAACCGCCGAAGTAATAAAAATTACTTTAGATGGACATATATTATGGGTTTCACACGCAGTATGTATGTTGTAAAAAATATCTGGTTTTATATCACCCTCACTACTATAATCAAAAATTAAATAAAAATTTTTAGCTTTTAAATATTGTTTAGCTCTTTCAGATATAAAATCAAAAACATGCTGATTCTGATGATATGTAAAATCTTGACCCGTAGCAACTAATACATTTCCGAATGGAGTAATAGTGTAAAAATAATTATCAGTTGGATTGCCAACTATATTAGTTTCTTCATCATATCTTAAATCAAAAATATGAATATCAGTAATATTAAAAGGGCCGATGTTTAGATTACAATCATATACTGCTATTTGTAAATATTTTTTATTAAATTCATCAATAAAAATATTATCAATATAAAAATTACAATCCCACATATCGGATGTGTATTTATAATTTACACCATTTGGTATAAACCCACTTGGTCCAATAAAATCAAAAACTCTATTAATTTGCATAGTATAACTCTGGGTATTCTGCTAACACATGAATACCAATATTTTCAGTTGCGTATTTATAGGATAATTCAACATCTTGCCAAGTCTTTAAATCATGAAATTCTATATTAGGACACATCGATTTAAATTCGTCTATATAATTTCCTTTATGTTGATGACCAGGGTCTAATGGTTTATCCGAACCTTTACCTACCCTAATTAGGATATGTGGATTCCATTGACCGTTTGACATTTTCTTAATTTTATCTAAATGGTTTACCAATTGGTTTCCCGCACATATTACAAAATCCCAACGTGGATAAAATGAAACTACTTTGTGTCCTGTCATTGCCAACCCTAAACTCATTCCCATTTGGGTTTCTTCCATAACAGGAACTTCAATCATTCGTTCTTTTGGTAATCCATCAATCGTTTTTGACATTGGGTTTCCATAATAAACAATTTGTTGACCAATTAGAATTGTGCTTTCATCATCCATTAATGTTTTCATTGCAGTTGTTAATGCATCAACATATGGTGTAAATTGAGGTGTACTCATTATGGTTTTGAATTTGGATTAAATTGATTTTTATTTTCTTTATACCATTTAAGAGCATCAGTTAATCCACTTTTTAAATCATACTTTGGTTTCCAACCTAATGATTTTAATTTAGTGTTATCAAGTAATCTAACGGGTATCATTGGTGCTTTATTATTTACATACTCAATTGGGTTAGTATTACCTTCAATCTCTTTAATCGTATCTAAAACTTCATTTACAGTATATCCCTCACCATATGATACATTGTATACATCATGAGTGTGAACGTTTTCTGCTACACATATAAATCCACTAACCATATCGTCCACATGAATTACATCTCTAACTTCACTACCATCACCCCATACTGGTATTGGGTTTAGGTTATCCGCCACCTTTCTAATATTTGCAGGGGTAACGTGACATTTTTCATAATCAAATTTATCATTCGGCCCAAATGCATTTGAAGGTCTGATAATAATACATTGCATTGGATTGTGAATTTGGTTTGAAAAGAAATCACAAAGAGTTTCACAATAACGTTTCATCCAACCAACTGCTTTGTATACCGGTACAATTGATGGAGTTTGAATTTCCATGTCTTCCGTACAAGGTACATCTCCCATATCAGGATATGTTGTGTTTGATGATATAAAGATAAATTTCTTTACTGAATTAATCCAAGCCTGTTCCATCAGATTAACGTTCATTTCAATATTTGGAGTAACGTGTAATAGGGGATTAAATTTAGTGTCTAATGCGTTTGATGTATTTGCTGCACAATGGAATATGACATCAACTCCAATTGTAAGAGTTTTACACATACCATCATTTCGTAAATTTGCTTTGACAAATTCTATATTTTTAGAACCTTCGAAATCATTTCTTAATGGTCTCGTGTTTGCAGTTGCTCTTAAATTTGTGTAACCTTGTTCATATAAACTTTTTAATAATCTAGAACCAATAAATCCACTTGCGCCAGTTACTAAAATTTTGTCTGTTTTTTTCATATTTTTATTTTTTGTATTCGTTTAAATAATAATCAATCGTATGTCTTAATCCTGTCTTTAAAGATATTTTTTGTTTAATTCCAAAAGATTCTGCTCTTTCAGTACTCATCAATCTTTTTTCATCACCATTTGGTTTTGTTGGGTCCCAGTTTATTTCAACTTTTTCACCATACATCTCTTCGTATATTTCTACAAGAGTTTCTGCAAGTTCTTTAATTGTTACACCAGTTCCACTACCTAAATTTATTGGTTGTGTTAGTTTTTGTTCGTATGCCTGAATAATTCCATCAGCAACATCTCCCGCGTAGATAAAATCTCTAATCGGAGACCCATCTCCCCAACATACTAATGGATGTTCTTTTTCTCCAAATAAACGTTTAATTAGGGATGCAATGACAGTAGATTCTGGACTAAAGTTATCATGTCTGCCATAAATGTTTGCAGGTCTTACAATCGATACTTTATTCCAATTGTACGATACTGAATATACTTCTGCTTGAAGTTCTCCAAGTCTTTTAGCCCATCCGGCGTATTTATCTTTTTCTGATGGAAATGTTTTCCAAACATCATCCTCATAAAATACTTCCGCCGGCTGATATACTCCAACTGTTGATGTGTAAACATACCATTCTACGTCTTCTAAGCGTGCAGCTTCCATCATATTGGTATTAAACTGCAACATTGGTACAAAATAATCTGCGGGTTGTTCTGCTGCTCGTTTTGGAGAACCCTTTACGCCTGCAATATGGAAAATTATATCCTGCCCTTCAACTACTCTTTTACAATTTTTGAATTCACGTAAATCAGCTTTAATAAACTGATAGTTATCCACGTTGTATTTTTCTAATTGATTTTCTGGAGTGTGAATATCCACTGCAGTTACAAATGCTCCTCTTTGAATACATTTATCAACCATATAATTACCAACTAATCCGTTGGCACCTGTTATCAAAACCTTTTTACCATTCATTTTCTATGTTTTTTAATATTTTATCTAAACTATTGATTTCTAATTTGTTCCAAATTTCTCTATTATATATACATATATCTTTTAAATTTTTGTATAATTCATTTAACTCAATAATACTCTTTTCATTCAATTTTCTAACTAATTGTAACAATGTAAAAAATCTTTCTTGTGAATTTTCTATATCATCATAACTTTCATCCCAAAAATCAGAGAAAGTTTTAAAACCATAGGTTTTTAAATGTTTTAAATACCCATATCCGGCAAAAACTATGAATGGTTGATAATTTAATATTGGTTTTAATATTTTTTCGGAAACAAATAATTCATTTTGTTCAAATGATGATTCTGTTACCAAATTTATACATGAATCTAAAAATAATTCTTTTTTAAAGGTATCATTTACTCTAAAATTGCATTTATCTAATATTTTATGGGTATCTAACTCTATTGGTAATTTACTATTAAAAAAATCAATATCTATTTGTTCTTTTTTATCATTATCATGCTCAGTACCATAAATTCTAGCATAACCTTCAGTTTTTAATAAAAAAGTAAAATATGAATCAGAGTAATTTCCAGTAAGATATTCGTTTAATAAAGATATTCTATGTTCTTTGTCTAATGCCCTATTAAAACAAATAAATTTTTTATGTCTATACGTTTCTAATTCATTTAATTGTATTTCTTTACTTATATATCCTAAATCATTATTAGTATCTCTAAAATATTGATTCCTATTCCATGTAGACTCTTCTAAAAAGAAATCAAATGATAGGATACCTTCCAATCGTCTATTACTATCAATTAAATGGTATTTATTACTTGATAATTTTGTTTTTATGTATTCAAATCCTTCGATAAAGCTACTTATATTGCATGGGTCGGGTATCGAAGTAAATAATAATTTTACATCATTGTTTTTTATAAAATCATATACACTATCTGGTATGTTTAATAGGGTTTGAAATTTTTGATTACCCTCAATCAATAGTATATTTCTATAACCTATCTTTATTTCAGAATTTATAGTGTAAGAATAATTTTTACTTTGAATATAATTAAAAATTGGGCCTTGCATAGCATAACTTTCATCTCCATTATACTCATATGTATTCTTTAAGAATACAAAATTTAAAATACTACCCATTTTCCTGTTCCATAATGTGGATATTTTGATTTATATTTATAATAGATAACATCTTCTGGTATTTCTCTCTGAATTTCTCCCCAAGTGTGTGATGTCGGTGTATTTGTAGAAACTTCATTATCTTCAACTACAAAATAAAGAGGTAAGTTGTGATTTCTAGCGTATTTATGCACCTCATAAAAAATTCCAGTCTCAAAAGTCATATCACCAATGAAACACCACACCTTTTTATCTTCACCTTTTAGTTTAATTGATTTAGCAACACCCAAAGCAATAGGTAAAATACCAGTTACAATAGCTGAAGAGTAAAAATTACACTTTTTATTTACAATTGTGATACTTCGGCCATCTAAAATTTCATCCTTTAACCAAGATTCATCAATTCCATGTAAAAGTGCATGATAATGAGACCTCCAAGTAGAAAATACCCAATCATCTACCCCCACTTTTTTGAATATTTCTATTAATTCATCCTCATTTCCATTTGATAAATGTATTGGGCCTCTAATATCTCCTGCTTCCCAATGTTTAATAATATCATCTTCAAATTGAATGAGTTGTTCTTTAGTAAGATTACTATCTACCCATCGGTCTTCATGATAATTTAAATTTTTAATTTCCATTTTTATCTCTATTTGAAAGTATTGGTTGTGCTACAGGCCATTCAACATTAAATCGTTTATCGTTAAACACTATTGTTTTTTGTTTATTCTCATCGTTATATTCACCTTCATATGCCATTTTGTAAAAAAAGATAGAATTATCCTCCATCACATAATGGCCATTAGCAAACATTGGTGGAATTAAGACCTGTGTTCCGGTTTCGGGTGAGATTATAAAAGATTCCCATTTACCATAGGTTGGTGAGTTTGGTCTAACATCCATTACAACCAAATATATACGACCATGCAGACAACTTACTAATTTCCAAGTCTTTTCATCATAGTGCATTCCTCTCAATACTCCTACCTTTGATTTTGAGAACCTATCATGCTTAAATTCTAACCCATTGTTGCGTTCAGCGGCGGGCAACAAACGGTCATAATACTCTGAGTGATAAGTTGTAGAGATTGAACCTCTATATTCATAATATGTGGATGGTTGTACGATTTTTATCTCTGGTAATACCAATCCATTGTAATAGTGAAAGTCATTCCACTCTCGTTCTTTGTAAAATATACTACGTCCTATTGCCATAACTTAAAGGGAATCCATTTCTATACTTTGAAGACAAGTCTTGGATTAAAATTTTATATGTTTTTATTAATTCTACGATTCCATCATCTAAACTATATTGTGGAGTCCAACCCAATGATTCTAATTTAGCATTGGAAACAATATAATCTCTTTTATCGGGGTCTTCATAATAATCAGAATATGTGATTGCAAAATCAGGTACATATTCTTTGATTTTTTCTACTAATTGTTGTTTTGATAAATTAGCATTTGAAAGACCTACATTAAATACGTCTCCTTTTAATTTTTCATAATTTTCTATCATATACACAAATGTATTTGCAACATCTCTAATATGAATATAGTTTCTTATGAAATTTTTCTCAAAAATGGTGATGTACTTATCAGTTAATGCTTTGTAAACAAATTCGTTAACAAGTAAGTCCATTCTCATACGTGGTGATGAACCAAAGACGGTGGCCAGTCTAATTGAAATACCACCATAGTTTAATACTTCTCTCTCAGCATTAACTTTGGTTACACCATAATGAGAAATGGGGTTTAGTGGACTATCTTCAGTACACTCACCATTCTCTCCTATCCCATACCCACTATTTGTGTTGGGGTATATAATCTTTTTATTAGTATTCTTTATTCTATTGCAAATAAACTTTACCTGAGTATAATTTACTGCAGTTGCAAGGTCTTTATCTCTATCACATGCAGGAAATCCTACAATTGCTGCTAGAGGGATAATAACATCCGCCTCATCTACATATTTTGAAAGTTTCTCCTGGTCTCTAACATCCCCATAAACAAATTCAAAATTCTTTCTCCAACTATAATGTATTAATGATGTTTGATTGTACATTAAATTATCATAAACTGTAAGTTTGGTAACTCCACCATTATTAAATAAACGTTCAATTAAAACTGAACCTAAATAACCTGCACCACCTGTAATTAAAACATTCATATTAAATCTATTAAATTGTTTCTAAACATATTTTCATTTCTATTATTATTATAAAAAGAATGTAATAATTTTTTGTTAAAAATTAATATATCTTCCATATTTTTAATCATTTCAATCATTTCTTCTTGTGATTTATTACAAAGTTTTTTAACTTCGTTTATAATCATATCACATCTTAATTTAAAATTAGTTTCATTATCATAACTTTCATCCCAAAAATTAGAAAAAGTTTTAAAACCCAAATCTTGTAAATATTTTAAACTATATGGTGAACCTACAATAAAAAATGGATGTAAATTCATAATTGGTTTTGTAGTCTTTTCTGTTATAAACAAATAACTTTTTTCAGCATTGGTTTCACCAACTATTGAAAAAAATGTTTCTTCATATTCTTTTTTTCTACTTAAATAATTATGAAACCAAGCAATCGTATCACCATCTTCTTCATCAATTGTTAGTGGATAATATTGTTTGTATGTTTCTTTTAAATCATTAAAATCCGATTTAGTTAAATCTAATTCTGGAACTGATTCATCTATTTTTTTAATATATTCTTCAAATTCTTCATTTTTAATTAAAGAAATATATCCATCATCTAATAAATTATTTTCAAATAACAATTTTACAAACCAAGGGCGATGTAATCTTGATGTATTTCTATTATACATTAAAAACCGCTTGGGTTTTGGTTCTAATTTTAATTCTGATTGTAACGAATAGATATATTCCTTTGAAACAATTTCTTTATTTTTAGTTGCTCTTAATTCTGAGATAAATTTACCAGATTCATTTATATAACTATCATTACAAAATGTACTGATTCTTTTAATACCATTTGGGTTTAATGTACTATTATTAACGTTTTCAATTAATCCATTGACCGTACTTATTATAATTTTGTTTATATGTGATATTGAATTTCTATCTAAAAATTCATTTATTTTTTTAAAAAATTCAATATTATGCTCATATGAACCTTCCCATATATCAACAAACATTATTTTAAAATTTGGATACTTCTTAACTAAATTTAATAATTTTGAAGATATCATATTTTCAATTTTATTATTTTCATTTCCATAATACTCAAATAAAACTTGAGTTGAAAATGATTCGAAACATAATAAATAAATTTCATCTTCATTTATTGTTTCATCGTTTAAATCATTAACTAATATATGGTTTAAATGTCTTCCTCTTTCATATAATTTAATTGGATAACTACTATTTCTTTTATAATACTTTGCCGGGTCGTTTGATGAGTTAACTATGAGTACATAATCTTCATCTCTAACTGTTTCTATACTATCAAAGGCATTAATTGGAAATGTATATTTGTTATAACCCAATGGTAAAAACCCATTTGGAGTTTTAAACTCATACACAAAATTAATATTTTTTTTTATTAATTGCTGTCCATCCATTCTTTATCGTATTTATTTAAATTATTACCATTATTGGTAATATCTAAAATTTTATATGGAGTTGTTTCATTAAAATCATAATAGGCAATAGGTTTGTGTTCTGGTATTATTATCTTAGCAAAAGCATCTTTAATTTCATAATCTGTTAAATATTTTTGATATACTCCAATTAATTTATATTCACCAAAAAAATGATGTCTATGTTCTATTGATGAATTTTCTAATGGGTTTGCACATCCAATCCATAACCAAGATGAATTATAATCTATTAATTTATTTGGAACATCAATTATTTTTTTACGGTCGTTTACAATTAATTGTAATTTTTGATTAATAATATCATATGAAAAAACTAAATTAATATATTCCTCACTAATATCAGGTGTATTTATAACATCATTCAATGGTATAACAATTTGACATATACCTTTTTCTTCTGGTGTTTCAGTTTCAACCCAAACTGCACCTTTAACGATTCTAAAATTATCGCCGGTTTTAGCAACTGATATACCTAAATGTTTTCCATTTTTTATCATTACTGCTGCTTCTTGTGTATTTGAATTTTCTTTCAGTTTACTCCAATCTACCTTTATTTGACATAAAAATGTAAAATCACTATTAGTAAGGTGTCTTGATGATACCTTACTTAATCCATATCTACTTGTAGGTGGGACGAACCAAACTGAATCTCCATTTATAATCATAATTTAATTTGTTTAGTAAATTCATAAAAATCGGCTAATTCTGGAAATATTTTTTTAAAATCTGTTCCTCTACGTTTATCGTGCTCTTCAAAATATTTTCCAAAATTATATCGTTGTTCAAATAATTTTTTATCATCAATTGGTGCAATCATCCAATCATATGTTCTTTTAATTTTTTGAATTTCTATATCGGAATATCCAATATATTTGTTTTCAAATAAAGGTACTGATAAAAAATCTGCTCGTTGTGCCTGTTTAAAAATTAAATCAGCAAAATCATACGGAAGAACTTGAATTGTTTGATGGGTTGGATATCTTAAATAAGATGTATCTAAAAATACAGCAGATTGCCAATATCTATCAGCCGAACCATAATTCTTTTTTAAATCATATACCCCATCAATTAATTTATGGTAGTTTGGAACTGATAACGCGTTATACGTTGTCATAAATGTAAGATTTACTCTTGGACAACGGGTTAATATTTTATTTACATTATCCCAAAATCTATTAAATTCTAATCCATGTCTAATATATTCAGCTTGTTCTCCCCAACTATCACATGATGTAAAAATAATAAATTCTCTAACTCTATTTTCATCACAAATTTTATTTACCTTATCAATAAATTTATCTATTAATTTATCGGGTACTCCTAAATTTGAATTGATAGCAAGTTGTAAATTTCTATTTGGGTCTGAGTGGTCTATTATATAATCTAATACATCCCATGTATCTTTACTCATAAGGGGTTCTCCTCCAGTAATTCTAAAGGTATGTAGGTCTTTGTATAAATCCGGCCACCACTTCCAAAACGCATCAACATAGGGATTTAATTCACTATGTTTTATTGGCATTTTGTTTTCTGATTTGTTATATTCTAATGAATTAAATCCGTCAGTTGTTGGATACGCTCCAAACTCTTCAATTTCTTCCATCCATTTTGATGAAAAGGCAGGTGCACAATATGAACATTTAAAATTACAAGCGTTTGAAAACGCTACCTCTACATATTTTGGATTATAATCATCTCTCCAATCCGAATTTTTAATTTCATCCATAAATGGATAAGACCAACTTTCTGCTGATTTAAATGTTCTATCGGAAAATCTATCTGAGTTATCCTCTACTCCCCAACAATAATCACACTCCGAAGGACGTTGCCCTTCTAACATCTCTTTTCTTCGTCTTTTCTTATATTGGGTATTATGTAATGCAGATGGGTTTCGTGCAATTTCTTTTGTAGGAATTGGGTGTGTACGGGGGTGATGACATGAATGAGTATGACCCAATTGTAAGTGTAATGTAGTTTGTGTCCATTTAGCCAAACACATACCATTTCCAGTTTCGTTTAATTTCTCTCTAACCCCTAAATAAAATGGGTTTTCGCCAGTTAATGAATTTTTAAGTTCCGTTGATTTTATATTTTCTTCTTCTACCATAACTTCGTTTTGTATATTTATATATATTACAATTTTACATTTACCAACTTTGCTTTGGGGGCTATTTCATCGATACTTACCAACTCATATTTTAATTGAGCAATACCATCTGATTTATAATCCCAACTACCTTGTTGCATTTGTAAAACATATCTTTTTTCGTTTCGTGCAGTTGTTTCTCCCTTTGCCCACTTATCAACTCCACCTACTTTAATCAATCCTTCATCTTGATGTGGTAAACAACGTAATCTGCCTTGTCTTCTAAATGGAATAATTGTATATGGGATTTTAATTTGGTCTGATTTAAGTTCACAACGTTTTATTTCGCCATTTATATTATTTCCAGATAAATCAGTTGCAATTCTAGCATCAATTTCATTATTAAAATCATAATGTAATACTAATCCATTTTTTGGTAATTCATTTTGTAAATTTTCAACTTCTTCTTTTTCTAATTTACGATTCCACATCATAATCTTTGCTATATCACCTTTAAACCATTTGTTGGGTTCGTTTTTACCAACTGAAGTAGTTGTTCCGATATAGTAATCATCTAAACCATAACTCTTTAAACGATTATCATAATGAAGTGGTGATGTTGTACCAGTTCCATGTCTTGCATCTGATTCTTTTCCATTTAAATAGAAATGAATATTTTGATTTACGGAATCAACTGATAGGGTTACCCAACTCCATTGGTTTTCATAACGTTTTATCCATTGATATAAGTGATTTTGCTCACTATCCCATAATTGTGCAGTATATGCTCTACTATTATTATAAGAAATTCCATAATCAAAACCAGGTCTTCTTATAATTGGATATTCGCAGAATCGCCTATCATCATCACCTATTAACCAAATGGGAACTTTTTCCTCTTGTTGATTTGCTCTAACTAAAACTGATATTGTATGAGAACGTGATGTTAAATTTCGAAGTGTATTGTTTTTTTCAATTTTAATATAAGATGCTTTACCATTAAAATGTAAATAATTTTGAATAGTAGTATTATAATTCATATATGAATCATTAGCATATCCTTCTAATACACATCTCCAAAATAAGTCATCGTCTTCCATTCCCCAATCCCAATAATCGTTTGAATATCCGTTGGTTCGTTCCACTTGTTCCTTTGAAAAAATGACTGCTCCACCAAAATACTCTTCGTATTTTAATTTGTAGTCCATTTGAGATATATTTGTTGCAATATGTATTGGATGTTTGTCTGGAAATGAATAATCGCATCCCTCTTCGGGTATCATATCAATATCATGCCAAACTATGTAATCACACCCATCTTCAAATGCGTGTTTAGCTGCAACGTTTTTCATTGCACCTCTATTAAATAGTTTATCATCCACTTGATGTCCAAAGTAAATACAATAATCAATACCTTGTTCTTCAAGATACTTTCCTATTGCCGGAATAAACTCTTTTAAATGAGTTTCTCTATTTCGATATGGTACACATACTCCTAATTTCATTAAATGCCAACAGTTATAATTTGTATATTTTTATCTATCTTTCTTTTATTGTGTTCTACAAAATTTAAATCAGATAAACCATCAGTTTTTGTTAATTCTGGGTTTTCCATTACTTCGTTAACCAATCGAAGTTGATTCCATCGTGTGTTATCCGTTTTCCAGCGATTCCCATTAAATCCATTATTTTCATGTTTAATGGATTTAAATTTAGAATATCTTCTATATGGTATATTAAAATCTACATCATTAATAGTATCACTTTCGCTGATTTCGCAATTTATTATATTACCTAAATTATTATGAGGTGATAAATCAATTAATTTATAATCTCTTATAAATGTAGTATCATAATATGTTTTTAAATAATCAGATGAGGAATATTTACCAAAATCTTTGTTTAATAAATGTTCAGTATTATTTGTAATTTCAATAATTTCATCTTGACTTAATTTACTATCATAATATGCAAAATATTCAAATGAACCATTAAACCAATTTGGTATTATTTCTCTATTTGGATTACCAACTCCTATATAAAAATATTTTTCATTTTTATAATTTTTATTGAATTTTACAATTTCTTCGCTTTCACCTACAAAATTCCCATCTTGATACATTTTTATTTTTTTAGAAATAAAATCATATACTAATGTAATATTAGTTTTATATGCGGGTTTTATTTCGGTATTTAAATAAATGGCTTTTAAACTACTATCAAATAAACAAAAATTATATCTATTAAATGATGTATATGATATTGCAAAATCATATCCCGGTATACTGAAAATAGTAAACTCATCCGATTGTTTGGTATGGTCTAATTTTAACTTTGCAGGTTCAAAACAAATTGTTATAGAAAAATCTCTATATGTAGTTATTATATTATTTGATTGGATATACGAATTAATACCATTAAATTTTAAAATTTGAGTATTTTTACTTACATTTTTTATTTTTATAGTATCCAAATCTAATTCATTAATTTTGCATCTATAAAGTAAATCATCATCTTCAAACCCCCAACCCCAATACTTGTTTGAGTATCCATTTATTTTTTCAAAATCTTCAATTGGAAACATTGTTACTCCACCAAAATACGAATCAAATAGTTTTCTTGTTGGTTCATCATCATCTGGTATAATATCTGTTGCTAAGTGAATCGGATATTCGCTAAATGAATAATCAACATCAATAGGTAACATATCTATATCATGAAATACTAAATAATCACAACGTAATTTTTTAGCATATCGGTATCCAATATTAAGGAGCATTCCTCTATTGAATAGTTTAGCATCATCTTGCTCTACAATTATAATTTTATAATTAATATCTTTATCTGCCAGATATTCAACTATGTGTTTTGTAAAGGTATCAAGCTGAGTATATCTATTTCGATAGGGAATAATTATACCTAATTTTTCTAAGGACATTTTTATTTTTCAGTCTTCTTTGAATCAATATCGGTTTTGGTTGGTTCAATTTTATTTTTATACCATTCGTATAAATAATGTTCAATTCTTGGGCCCCATGCATCCTTATCAATTTCTTCAAACCATATGGTAAGTGCATCTAATGAATTAGCTATTTTTTCTAACGCTTTTAATTTACGTTCTTCTAAACTTGGAGAAGCGTTTGTTACTCCATCTGTTCCTTTAATCAATTGTTTTGACATAACTTTTTGGTTTGTTTGTGTATATATAAATATATTTTTTTTATATTTTGGTAATTTTTTTTGATAATCTATTCCATTTAGAATAATCACTAAAATCTGATAGTTGTGTTGTCATTTTCTCAATTGAAAATTCTTCATTATTAATATCAATTTTAAAATTATTCCATTGGATTGCGTTATACATCAATTCATATTCAGTTGAAAATGCATATTCTTTTTTAATATCAGCAACTGCTTTAATCCGTTCTACACAAGTACTATCCCATTTAAAATGATGTACTTGAATTAATCCCTCACCCCTGCCAATTGGATATCGTTTTGGATGGGTTGTACCCCAACTATTTGTGCCATTTTTAAACTCTGCATAATGTTGGCCGGATGATACTTTAATAAACCCTTTCATAATACAAACTTTATTTGGACAAGCCCCACTCATTGGATATCTAAAAAATCCAGCAAGTGGGAATTGTGTCCAAATATTTGTATGTTCATTTATTTGAGGAAACTCTCCATTTTCTCCTATCCTGTCAATAAACCCACCTGTAACAAATTCCCAATCATTTTCTTCGCAATCAGAAATTAATTCTCTAATTGGTTTTGGATAAATGTGGAATTCATCGTCGTCTGAAACTACCCACCAATCATTGGGGTGTAATAATTTTGTTTCGTTATATAGTTGGGTAACATATTCCCAATTAAATTTTTCTTTTATTGCTCTTTTAACAATTTTTGCTTTAGGAAATTCCTTTACAATCTCATAAACAATATCATATGTGCTAAACCCATCCCACTCATATACAACAACATATATTTCATCAACTAAATCATTATAGTGATTTAACATATGATGTAAAGTATTTGTTCTGCTTCCGGTTACTGTAACTAATCTAATTTTTTGCATCGTTGGATGAATGTTAAACCAGTAGATGTTGGTTTATTTCGTAGTATACCATTATTAAAAAAATTAAATATTTCCCAATTACCAGTTTCTTTTAATTCTTTTATTAATTTAGATGGACCTGATGAGAATTCATGAAAATCATTTTTATTTTTTATATCATCGGTAACAATTAATTCCCTTTCAAATGATGAATCAGTATCATGAATTGATATTATACCATAAGGTGAAAGAATTTGTGAATATAATTCAAAATCATTTTTTACATCTTCATATGAATGTCCTGCATCTATATGTAGATAATCAATTTTAATGTCCTCTTTAATAAAATAATTATAAAAGGCATTTTCGGTAGTATCTATAATAAATCTGCAAGGAAAATTAGTTCTGAAAAAAGATTCTTCATCTTCCCAATCAGTATTGCCACCTATACCATTTGCTGCATCTACTAAAATTGTAGTACCACAATCACCCCATTCCATAGCTTTGATTCCTCCATATATTTGTTGGTCGTGTAAATCAATTCTAGCTTGTGACATTATTCTCGGAATAAATCCGCCGCCACTTCCTAAACACACACATGTTTTTGCTCTAATATATTGGATTGTGGCATAAATTAATAATCCATCTCCAATATGATAATCTGTAGCTCCATGTGACCATCTATATGCAACTGGTTGATATTCAAAATACTCATTACCATTAGTATCTATTTTTTTAGTTCTATTATTGGTAAAGAAATCTTTTAAAATATTATAATCGATGATATTGCCCATACATTGAATAATGTGAATGAAATGCTAGAAATATGCTATTAGCTTAATAATAATATAAGTTAATTAAGATAGTATAAGTGATAGTGTAATAGCTTAGTAGCTTATCCCCCTACCCCCTTTAGTATATAAATATATAAAAATATACCAAACGATAAAAAAACTGAAAAATAAATATTTGGAATTATCCCAAAATTGCTGTACGGACTTTATCAATCCATACGTCTTTATTATCAAATTTTATCATATATTCTTTAAGATTTTTTACGTTTTTAACCCTCTCTTCATGTGAATCGGTAAGGATTTGTTTAACACATTCATCAAATTCATTTTTGGTTGAAACTCTATATTTGTAATCAACCTCCGGTGCCCAATCTTTATTTATTATTGGTAATTTACCATAATCTACTGCTTGAAATATTGAATATCCAAATGGTTCTTTAAAATACGCGGCGTGAAATATACCAAAATTTTTCATCATAAAAAAATGATGATGGTTAACATCCCATTGAAAAACTTCCATGCCTTTTAATGAATATGTACTACTATCTTTAAGATTTTGTAAATCAAACTGATTTGTTAGAATATATCCCTTATGGTCGTTTAACCAATGTACACATTTTCTTGATTCAATACGAGAAGCAAATCCAATTTTACCATTATCAACATGATTTGTGAGTGGTAAATTATTTTTAAACTCATAAAAATTTGGAACATTATAAGTATAGTTTGGATGTTCATCAATCATACTCGTAGTATTATTACCCACCCAAATCCTACGATTAAATGTTGCTAAATACTCATCATAAAATTCAGAATCAACTCCTGTATTATATTGTAACCTTTTTAGTTCCGGTATTGCTTGTATTGTTGCATCCATCTCTCTAGCATACGCATGAACAAAGACGGTTTTAAATTTATCTTCAAAATGCCAAATATGTGGTCTATAATGATAATGTGGATGTAATACGTGGATTTCCTCACACTCATCTAACCAATTTCTAGTCTTTTCAGGGTCATCGTAATGGAAATGATGAACTAATCCTTTCGGTAAGTATTTTGATTCGAATGAAGCGGGTCTTTTGGAATCTATGAGTAATCTCCAATCCCTTTTGACAGGGAGTGAAGGCCAAACTAATTCTAAAAAATAATTAGTCCATATATCGGCACCTCCCATAACAGTATTACCACATCCAGTTGTAACTAAAACCTTTATACTCATAACATATATAAATATATAAATTTATAAAAAATCGAAAAAATTTATATCATAGTACTCATTAACTTTTTTAGTATATTCATCATTTAGTTTTGATTTAAATCGCTCAGTACAATCAGCAAGAAAGATTTCGGCATGGTCATCTTGCTTTCGATTACTTCTATCATATAAATGATATATTGGCGTATGTTTATAGTTAAGAATTGAATAACCCATACCAATACTTCGATAAGTTGGGTCAATCTCATCATATCTCCAACATAAAAATTTATCATACCCAACTTTTTCTAACCACTCAATCGTAGTAAAATGATATCCTCCTGCAATAGTTGATTTACAATAATCTTCACCATTATTATTTGGTTTCATTACAAATGGATATCCACCTATTTTTTCTCTATTCCAATCATTTGCATGATGTGCTTTATTTTCTTCAAATTTACCATATAATGGATATGCAGGAGGATATGCTGATAAAATGGAATTTGGCAATAGTGCATTAATTAATATGGTATCCCAATTTTTATCAAATCTCATATGACTATCAATTGATAAAAAATATTTAAATTCAGGTTCTATAAAATATTTAGCAAGGGAACGTATCCAACAAAGATTTGAAAATTTTCTATAATCAACATTTATTAAAGTAACTTGAGATGGAAATAAATCTTGAAAAAACATATCTGATTGTCTATCTTGATTAAACACAATAATTTTAATATTATTTGGATTTTCTGCTTTATTTATCAAATCAAAACAAGTAGGAATTACTTCTTTATCTAATCTGCAAGGTATATAAACGTATATCATCGGATAAACCAATCTTTTATTAAATTATAAAAATCGTTATTTGGGAATTCTGCTATATTATGATTTGGGAATGTTGATTTTTTAAATATTGGGTCACACGAATAATGTGCAAAATAATGTTTTTCTTTATCAAATTCATTTATGTTTGGAAAATATGTATTATCTTGTCCTATACATTTTATTCGATTGTTATGACAAGCAATTTGAAATGACCACATTTGTTGCCACCAACCAAATGGAGAATTTAAATGATTTCTAGCAATATCAATGCCGGTTTCGATAACCTCATCTATTATTCGTTTTAAAGTTTTAACTTTTATAATAATAGGAACAAACCCACCATCCATATATTCGTGGGTGTCATGTTTTAAATATGGTTCGACTATTTTATAATTTTCCTTATCAGGTCGACTACATTTCATATGCCAATTTTCATATTTATCACAAGTTATAACTTCATCGTCATTAGGTAATATTCCATCATATTTTTTAAATGGAATTACATCACAATCAATTATACAAACATATTCATTATTATCTAAATCATTTAATATTTGTTTAATTGCAAAAAATAAATTTCCTGCTGAAAAATATGGATGTTCATCTGATAGGGGTAATATTGTATGAACTCCATCTACAATTTTGTATGGTATACTTAAATTCCAATCAACATCCTTAATTATTTTACCATGAGAATTTCTATCTGCAATTAATACAATAGAATTCCAAAATGCTAGATTCCCATATACATTTTTTTGTGCATATTGAAATAAACTACTTTGCCATTTAAATAAGTTATTTGATACTGCTACGGGTATTGTTATCATATTTTTTTAATAATTCGTATATTTTGTTTGCAATTATTTTATAACCTAAATAATTTGGATGGGTATCACCACCATCAGTATTTTGCCAACTATATGGATATCTAAAATTATATTCCCAAACAGAAATATTTTTTTGTTTTTCATAATCTATTAATAAACTACTCATAGTTAATTCTTTATCAATAAATCTACTTAAATTAATATTAGTTGTATCTAAATTTAATTCAGTCATAAAAGTTTTTGCAAATGAATTAAATAGAAAATAATTATATTCTGATAATAGAGTTGTTATAACTTTGATATCATCTATCGGGTCTCCATTATCTCTATATGGATAACTAAGCATAATAATAATAATATCATCTTTATGTAAATATTCTATATTTTTTTTTATTTCTTCAACAATATTTTTATTACTAAAATTACACCATCCACAATTCACAAATGGTAAATCTAATAATGTAGCTAAATGTCTTGGCCATCCATTTGAATTTCTTAATTTATTAGTAAATTCATTTGGTGAGATAACTTCTTTATAATGAATATCCAATTCAACCCCATGTCCTTGTGTCCAGGAATCTCCAAATGTGATTAATCGTGTATTAGGTGTTACTTTCATATTCCCAATTTTTTAATTTATAATGAACATACATATTTCTATAATATTCACCTTCAAATTCATCGCTTCTTCCATGTAAACAAACAGCCGATTCATATAACAATATATCTCCTATTTCCATATAAATAGTGTGACGTTTTCCATTATGGTCTTCTATTTGTAAACCCCAATCATTTCCATCACTTAAATTTTTATCTACCATAATAATAGATGAGATGTGATGAGTTTCAAGTTTATCGTAATGTGATACTAATTTAGCACCTTTATTATAACTTCGTATACCATAGACATAAGTGGGTTCTATTTCTTCACCACACCAATTACTATGTATTGATTCTAACTTTTTATGTAACTTACGTCTCAACTCTGGAATAGAATCTAAAGGCAGTATATCAGATGTATTATTGTTACCCAATATAATACTATTTTTATGGTCAAATATTTCTTCTACTTTATTATTCCTCACCGATTCATACATTGTATTCACCAATTCTAAATCTTCAACTGATAATTTGGTTAGTAAAAACCCAGTTTCACTTAGTTTTGGTAACTCATCTTTTGTAGAAAATTTATTTTTTAATGATTTTATTTTTGGATATTTTGCATCGTATAATTTTAAATCTAACGTTGAATTCCACGGCTTTTCTCTAACCCATATTGTTATAATATATTTAGAACCATCTATTACATCACACCCTTCATGTAATGAATCGGTGGAAGGTATACCATCAACCATATTTTGCCACACAATTGCAGTTCCAACTTTTGGAGTAAACGTTAAATCTAAATTATGAAATTTAGTTTCACCACCCACAACGTCCTCATTTAAATAAATCATAACCGTCCAACATCTATTGCCCGAATGTAAACAATGTTGTTCGTATGAATGTTCATTAAACCAATCGTGGTGTTGTCTGAAGAATTGTCCTTTTTTATATACCTGTCCTTGAATACTTTCAATATGATTTGCAGGTAATCCCACCTCCCTCGTAACTTTTTGTTTTATTTTTTGTGTAATAAATTGTCCTTCTTTAATATTAGAAGTAGAACTTGTTCTAGCATCATGTAATACCCCAACATAATTACCGACCACAGTACTTGGTTGATTATTTGCATCAATTTGTTTTATTAAATCAATGCATTCATCTTTAGATAAAAAATTATCAATTTGTCGTATTATCATATTTTATTACTCTATTGCTTTTATTTCTGCTCTATTGTGTACTAATATTCCATTACCAAAATAAACATCATCTTCTTCAATTCCAAGTGATACTGTATTTAAACTTTCATTTATTATATCGATGGTTTCAATTAATATAAATTCATCATTATTATTTAATAATAAATCACCTTCTATTAAATTTTTAACTTGTAAGAATATTACTTCATTATTTCTCTTAACTAAAATTGGATGTTCGTATGTTACTCTTAATAATCCATTATTTATGGAATAATACCAACTATATGAACCGTGAATTAATCTATTAACTACCGAAGTTGATTTTGTATATTGTAAATCGTTAGTTGCAAATATTTCCCAATTTTCTTCTATATTTTTATCTAATCCTGCTATAGAAAGACTCATTACTACATCTCCCATTTCTAAATTTTCAATTAATTTAGTAGAACCATCACTCATTAAAATTTCACTTCCATATGATAAACAAGGAGCACAACCTGAATTCTGACATTCTTGTAAACTTGTGTATATACCAAATACATTATCAATTTCACATACCCCATTATTACAACTATATAAATCCCCAACCGGTGGGAAATAAGTAGGTACAGTTGGTATAGTTGGAGCTACATAAGTAGGAGTTACATCCGGAGCCGGAGTTACTTGTGGTGTTACATTTGGAGCAGCGTCACAATTTATATTTCTAACTTCAACCACCGATATATTATACGAACTATCGTACACCGCAACATAATAATTTCCATTTGCTAATTGATATTGACTTTGAGTTAAACTATATGCGTTAGGGTCATTAAAATTAATTGCTTGATTACCGATATGATAAACATAATTTCCAGAACCGCCACTTACGGTCGCTATATCAATATATCCATTACCTGCATAACCAAAACAACCTACATTAAGTGTCATTGATAAATAATAAGCAGCAGGAGTAACATTCGGAGCAGGTGTTACATTTGGAGTAACATCTGGAGCTGGAGTTACTTGTGGTGTTACGTTTGGAGCAGGAGTTACTTGTGGTGTTATGGCTGGCGATGGAGTAAATCCACAAGCCAATGCACATGTGTTATATCGAGTAGCCTTTAATAAAACTGCAATACCTGGAGATGCTTGGTCAAGAATTTTATAATTATAAGTCAACTCATTATCAGCAGTTCTATAAAATCTATTTAATAAAACAGTTGTATCAATTGGAAATGCAACAAGTACTTCAGATTGTGAAACTGTACCACAATTACTACACACATATTCATCTGCTAAATAAAAATCATATGGGTAATATGCAGGTGTAACATTTGGAGCAGGAGTTACCTGTGGTGTAACATTTGGAGCTGGAGTTACTTGTGGTGTTACATTAGGAGCAGGTGTTACGTTTGGAGCCGGAGTTACTTGTGGTGTTACGTTTGGAGCAGGAGTTACTTGTGGTGTAACATTTGGACTTGGTGAACCGCTACCCCTACCATAAAACTCATCCATCCCATGTGGTTTTGTAGGAATTCCATAAGCAATCGCAGCAGTATCTAAATCTATTTGAGTACCAGATGGGACAGCCCTATCGGTATTCATATTATCCATTGAAATTTGTCCTGATGCTGGTAACGCCATTACTTATTCTCTTTTAACTCGTTAATTTCTTTTTTCAATTCCTTAATACATTCAACTAATAAAGGTACTATTTTTTCGTATTTTATAGCAAGATATCCATCATCTCTTGTTGCAACAACTTCAGGTAGAATACTTTCTACTTGTTGAGCAATTAAACCTACGTCATGTTTTCTAAAAAAATAATCATCTTCACCCTTACCATTACTTTCTCTTTGGATATATTCATCTGTCCAATCAAATTCTACCCCATCTAATTTTTCTATTTTTTCTAAAGCATTTCCTATTGGTATAATATTTTCTTTTAATCTTTTATCTGAACTTAAATACGCAGTTATGTTTCCGGTTGCTGTGAGCCCACCCCCAATTTCTACAAAATTTTCCTGAACTGTTCTTTGAACTATCATATATCTTGCATTACTTGCTACAACTTGAAACCCTTTGGAATTTATTTCAACTATGCCTACTTCTTGCTGAACTGAAATAGTAGATATTTTTGGGGTATAGTAATTTGTATATATATCAAATGTAGATACATTCCCTGAACTTCTATATGCAGAACTTTCACCATTTTTAATAAAAGGTACAAAACGATATAGTGTATTTGGTAATAATGTAATTGTTGTATTTAAATCTCCTAAAGAATTTCCACTAGCAATTGAGGTTGTATTTGAAAAAGATGAATTCTGGAACATCGGTTCACTATCATTAATAAATGTAGATAATTCTAAAATCGCAATACCCGCTTGATAAACACGTATTCCTATATCAAAACGCTTAAGAACATAATTCAGATAACTTGTATCACCACCTCCACCACCCGGTTCGAAACTAACAGTTGTATCTGAAAGTGTTCCGAATAAATTTGCAGTTATGGTAAAATTTCCACTAACACCAGCACCCGTAGTAAAGGAAGGGGATGTGCCTGAAAATTCTAAATCGGTTGGAGACATATCGGCATAAATAGTAAGAGCATTACTATTAGAATCTGAGCGTGTCTGAGTATTAAAGCCACTAACGGAATTAGGACTTATACTTACACTTCCTGCACTTGTAGAACTTAATGTATCTTTATCACTTATATCTACTCTTAACTTTGATGAGGCATCGTAAATTTCAATAGCAGGTCTAGCCGCATTTAATTTTAATTTATTTGTTGAATCCACTATGGTGTTAGTTGATACTAACCATCCACCAATTTTACCTGAAGTTGCATTTATACTACCTGATATACTTGCATTAGTTGCAAACAAATCACCTGCAATAGTTACTCTAAATGGTGCAAGACCAAATGTTGCATTTCCTAAAGAAATTCCCTGTGCATCTGCTTTAAAAATACTAGCACCGGAGCCAATTGAAATACTTCCTCCACTATTTAATATTGCCTGTCCACCGGTTAAAGTTGTTCCACCTAATGTCCAACCACCAATAGTTCCCAAAGTTGAAGTTATAGTACCGGTAATTGTTGCAGAAGTTGCGGTTAGAGCTCCAGCGGGAGTTACTCTAAATTCTGCACTTCCAAACGTTTCACTACCTAAATAAATTCCATTAGCATCTGCAGTAAATACACTTTCACCACTACCAATTCGAATAGAACCATTAAACGTTCCGGTTGCTGCTGATAATGCACCACTAAACGTTCCTCCACCATTAACAGTTAAAGATGTTCCATCCCATAATAGGGAATTACTAGCAGATTTTAAAGACAATCTATATACGGGTGAACTACTAACATTAACCACCCCCATAAAAATACCATTTACATTATACCCTTGTGAACCGGCTGATGAACTTTGTCCGATAGATATGTACGGATAATCACTACCACCTGCTAAAGTAATATTTGCTGCTGCCATGGCACCATTCGAATTCGTACCAATGTTTAAAGTTTTTTGAACAAACGAATCTTCAAATATACCTATTTTAGCTGCTACAAAGAAATCTTGTGCACCTAAAGATATCCAACCCGTTTGTGCTGCTTGATTTGGTGAACCATCTATTACATTTCCTGTTGCCGATGTATGTTGTCTAGTTGTTGCGTAATATGTATTATAAGGTGCGATTCCATTTGAACTCCATAGGACAGTATCTCTTCTACCCGTAGCACCATTAGCTGTATCCAATAATCCATCTGCAAATTGATATGTTCTGCCACTTACCCAAACTCCAGTATGAACCACACCAGGACCTGTTTGACCATTTGCACCATTCGTACCATTCGTACCATTTGTCCCATTCGTGCCGTCAGTTCCGTCAGTTCCGTCAGTTCCAACATTTACTTTTGTTGTTCTTACTATTATTGTTTTAGTTTGTCCGGCTGACCCTTCACTATCAGTATGTGTTACTGTTAATGTTACCGATGCTTCTGCCGCTGACATTGTTCTATCAGATAAGACTAATGTATTTCCAGATATGTTTGATGTACCTGTACTCACATTTATACCACTAACCGATGATACGGTCATAGATGTGAATCTACTTGTACTACCTTCCAATGCATTAATTGTTACATTTGATAAAGTTCCAGTTTGAACCCCTGCCGAATTTGCTAATACTGATTGTGCTTGTGGTGATGCCGATATAACCACATTAGGAACAGCCTTTTTAGCTTTTGCTAAAGAAATATTACCAAAAACTAATCTTGTTGTATTTTCCGAATCAACTACCGAACCTGTTACGGATATATCAACTGAATCCGTACCATCTGCCATATTTGGTAAGGATAGTGTTGTTGCCGTTGCACTTCCTGCATTGTAGGAATCGGGGGTTTCATTAATAGATATAGGTGTAAATGTTTTTGCTGTAGTTACTCCATTATAAGCTTCATTAACTACAAAAGTTGAATTTACAAATGAATCAATTTGTGCACCCGTTGATTTGGCAGTAACAGTTTGGTTATTATTACCAATTACAAAAGATAATATTGGTGCAGCTTTTTTGTTTTTGGTATAGGTGGCTACTTTTGTTACATCAGTTGTATCACCCGCACCATCTTTATATCGTACTCTTAATTCCAAAGAACCACTATCTGCATCTAATTGTTTAATCCAATAATTAGTAGTTGAATAATCTAAATAGTTTGAACTACCGAATGAACCAGTATTAACACCGGTTGCTATTGCTGAAACGACATCAAATGAATTACTAATAAGCAATCCATTACTATGTGTTATACTTTCATTACCAACTTTTACACTCACCGAACCACTTGTCAATACAAATGAACCACTTGCTACAAATCCAGTCGAAAGTGCGGGTAAGGATGCATTTTCATTTGTTAATGAAACTGATAACCCATCTAATATTTTTACAGGAGTTATTTTTATTGTATCGGAAAAAACATTACCAAATTGGTCAGAACCTGAAATAAAATAAGAGGTTTCGCCTGTTGAGAATGGATATGATGAACCAGCTATTGTATAAGTATCAACACCATTAGTTGCATTTGTAGATACTAATGTTAGTGGTGGTTTTCCACTTCCAGAATTTACAGTTAATGGAGTTGATGCGGATGCTAAATTTTTTCTTTTGGCTTCTATTGTTATTATTTGACCGGATGGATTGAGGGATAAATCAGTTGCTTTATAAATAAATTGATTTGTGTTCGCAGTTACAAAAAGACCAGGTGCATTTTCTCCATCTTCAAATCTATAAATGGTTTCAAACTCATTTAACCCATCACATGATGCAGTATAAGCTATAGAACCAATCATTATTGAACTACTCAATTCGCCCTTAAAACTATCTATACTTAAACTTGCACCACCATCTCCTGCGTTAGTTAACCCACCAGGATATGTTCCCAAATATGTAGATGGTTCTATATAATTACCATCTGTATCAAACGCAGCAGATGCGTAGGTAACCGAACCTGTTAAATTTTGTCTTGTTACTTTGAATCCAACTTGTTGAAAAGCAGGATTACCAAACGAGCCACTCGTAAAACGAAATGCAGTTCTATCTGATTCAAATGTTAGTATTTTTGAGGTAGTTGTAAAACTGTTACCACCATTAAATGTTTTTGAAGTTTTTACATCGACAGGGATATAGTTGTTATTTATATCGTAAAATTCAAATTTAAAATCATATGTCTCACTCGCAAGTTTACGAGGAATATCTTGTATTAAAGTAAATTCATCAGGTGAAAACGAAGTTTCTTGTGCGTTTTGTAAACTCACATTTGCCAAATACCAATCATCTCCAGCAAACTCAAATACTAATTTAGCATCTCCGGTCTTAGTAGCCTTTACATTTTGAGTTACGTTTTGTTTTGTAGTATATATCGCCGAATTAGTGACATTTACAATCGTTTGTTGTGGATAATCCGAACCACTAAAATATGCTTTTAAAGTTTTAGTCGAATCATTTGAACCACTTAGGAGTGTTTTAAATGAAAGTGTATACTCAACTCCCTCCGTAAGAGATAGGGATTGGGATGTGATTAAAAGGGCGGTATTATCATAATTTGTACCACTATAATCTACGTGAACCGATGCGTTTAATTTATCAACATTTATTGTCATTGGATGTGTATTCGAACCACTTACCCAATAATTTTTTATATTTGTATCCGTAAACTGACCATAGGATAATTCCGTAGTAGCAGTTGTTGTTATATCTTTTAGTATTTCTGATGATTCTAATTTAGTATCTTGTATGAATTGATAATCCCCAACTTCGTTTCTAGATTTTCTATAAACCTTTACTCTCGCTACATCACCAACAAATGTTTTTAAATCTGATAATCGAATTTTAGCAAAAGAACCCGTCAATGCTGATGTTTCAAATGTTTGTCCTTCAATGTGGTCAAATGTAGTTGTATATGCCGTAGCAGGAAAATTTGAAACGGAGGATGATATTAGATACGGAACATCTACAAATACCTCTTTATTATTTAGGACTTCTCTTACAGTTGCGGAATACCCTAGTGATGGTATTTCTATCGTATTTTCATCAACCGATGATGTCCAATTTGAACCATCAGTAATTTTCAATTTATATAAAGTTCCGGCTGTCCAATTTCTAATATCAGTACCATACACTGGCTGTTGTGGTATACCCTCAACCAAACCTGTTTGAGTAATTGATGGGGTTGTAATGTTAAAAATGGGTTTATTTATCTCATCAATTGTAATTTTAGGTCTTTGATAAAACCTAACAATAGTTTCATTAGCAAGATTTTTATTTACATTAAATGTTCTCTCCCACTTAATATTATAGATACCACGCCACTCTGCAGGAACATCTCTAACTACACCATTCTCGTCAATATAGGTTTTTAATTCACCTAATACAGTAATTTTTCCTAAACCAATAGGAGTATCCTCATAAATGTGAACTGATACAATTTTTGAAATTCCTTCGTAGTATTCTGGTATACCATTACCCGGCTCGTAATAAATCGGTGTACCGGTAACATCTAATATCTCAATCTTAATTTCAGTTGTTTCCTTTAAATGCTCAGAACCCTCTATAAGAAACCCATTCTTACCACCGGTGAATGTATCTTTGAATTCGGTTATTCTAAAATATTCAGACGTTCTAACTTGGTCATTTATAAATGTACCAAAGTTTGATAAGTTTTGATACGAAGCGAACGATTTAATTATTGCCATTGGAATCCTTTGTTATAGCAATAAATATAAGTAAAAAAGATTGTATTATATTTATTCTATGGAAACCCATAGAAACCAATAGAAATGAACAAATATACAACAATTCAAATAAAAAAAGATACCCATGCACTTCTACAAGAATATTGTAGAGAACACGGGTATACTTTAAGTGGGTTGGTAGACTCGTTAATTAAACAAAGAATTAACAAACCTAAACCAACCAATATATTAGCGGTTAAAACTTTACATAGCTAAATCCATTTGTTTTTTTAATTTCTATTAAACCATCCACCACATCTCTCATTGAGTCGATATGGGATATAATCATTACAAAATCAAATTGTGTCTTCAAATAAGTGAATAACATGAATAGGGATTGTAGGTTCTCACTATCCAATGTTCCAAACCCTTCATCTATAACTAGGAAGTTTGGACGAGGAAGGTTACATACGTTGATTAAAGCCACCCTAATTGCAAGTCCAGAGATAAACCTCTCCATACCACTACACATCTCCAAAGACCACTTATTATCCCCGTATACGAGGTAAGCATTGATGTTTTTACCATCCATCTCTAATTGCATTCCAAACTCCACAATTTGTGCCAAAATGTTATTAACCTCACCCTCAATCATTGGTAAAGATTTTTCAATCAATTCATATGATACCCCATCTTTATTTAGGGCGTTAAGATAATATTCGTATAATTTCGATTGTTCCTCTAAATCCTTAACCTCTTTGATTTTATCCTCTAAGGTATCTCTTTGCGATTGTAGGGATGAAACTCTACCATTTAATTCTAATAACCTTTTATTTGTTTTTGTAAATAAAATTTTATTAGCATCTAAGGTTTCTCTTACAATTTTGATTTCTTCTCTGATTTCACCATTCTTTTTGATTTGTTCTTCGTTCTTATAATACTCATCAATTAGTTTAATTTGTTCGGCAATTTGTGTTTGAACCCTAATTTCTTCAGTTTCGGATGTTGATAACTTGTTAATAAGTGAAGAAATTTCTCTATCAATTTTAACTTCTTTCTCCTTTGTATCGGTTAAATTAGTCCAATCCGTCTCATATTGGGTCAATGATGTAATCTTCAACTCTAACGCCTCCTTTGTATTATTTGCAGTAACAATGAATCCATTTACTTCAATTAATGTTTTTTCTACATCATCTTTACTTTGTAGGATTGTTTCCGAATTTTCCATACAAATATTACAATCTGGGTTATATTTGTGTAAATCCAAATGTTCTTTTTTATCAACTAACGATGTATGCCAAATCCCTAATTTATCTAATTCGTGTTTAGTATTACCTAAATCCGTTTTAGCAACTCCTAGTTCCTTTATCTTTGTTTCTAACTCATCTTCATTAAAACCATCAATTATTTCTTCTAATTGTAATTGTAAAGCCTCTAACTTACCAATACGGTCTTGCGTAGCATTTTTAGTATCTAATACCTCAGTCTCCTTATCAGTAAGAATTTTCTTTCTTTTTTCTAATTCCTCTATTCCAATATTATCTGAGTTTAATTTTACAATTTTACCATTCAAACGAATTAAATCTTTATTTAAGGATTCCTCTTCAGTTTTAATTCCACCCAATTCAATATCAACTAATTTGTATTCATTTGTTGATTCGGTCAATTGAGTTTTGATATCGGCTAACTTAGAAGTAAAATCATCAGATTTGAATTTTTTGATTAAAGTAGCATTATCTCTATTCTCATCTGCGGCAACTGTATATAATTTATCAAAAATATCTACGCCAATAAATTGAGAAAGTATCTCTTTTCTTTCTGATTGTGATTTATCGATGAATAGTGCGTTATTACCTTGTAGGGAAAGGGATGTTAGAACAAAATCCTCAAATTTACCTAAATATCTTTCAATATTTTTATTAGTATCCCTTCGTTGTTCACCATTTAATGATGTAGTAACTCCGGCATCTTCTTTCCAAAAGTTTACGTTTACTGAAAGGTTTGTTCCCTTACGAGTCCACCTTGCACTACGTTCAATGAAGTAATCCACTCCATCAATTTCAAAATTAAATTTACAATAGAAATTATCTTTTTGATTATTTAGGATATTTTTTGATGATGAACTTCTTGATGTTTTATCAAAGATACAAAATGAAAGGGCATCAAAAAGAGATGATTTACCACTTGCGTTTGGTGCAAATATACCAATCACTCCTTGAGCGTTTTCAAATCTAACTTTGTTACCTTCACCATATGAGAACATATTTGAGAACTCCAATGTCTTGGGCACCCAAAGTATATTTTCAGCCAATTCAGAATCATCAATTCGGTGATTTATCTCTTTATTGATTTCAGAAATTTTATCTAAATCACCATCTTCTAATAGGAATTGTCTTTCTAAATAATCTCTAATCAATTGATTTTGAAAAGTTTCATCCTTTACATTACCAACAATATTTTTGTTTAATTTTGAATTTGTCTTTAATTGACCAATGGTATCCGTTCTTGTTACCGTCACCTCTGCTACATTAAATAATTCTTTAAGTTCAGTAATACGCAATTTCATTTCTGATGCTTCGGTACTCGTAAACCTTAATCTTAAACGTGGGTTCTTAGGTAATTTTGTATCAATCTCATCATATACCCATTGTGGTATCTGTCCGTTGACTACATCGATTGTAAGAAATCCATAATCATTATGAAGATGGTGTTCCGTAAATGTACGAGTTGGAACATCCCATAATAAATACCCGTGATTCTCCAACATCTCTCCGTGATTTTGTTGAACCATTGAACCTGCATATGCTACGTGTTCCCACCCCTCACCAAATGTTTGACGTTTGTGGATATCACCTAACATTGCCATATCAAATCCTTCAAACATATCGACGGTGAAAGAATTTGATGATACTACATACCCAATATCAGTTTGTGCTTTATTTACCGGCCCGTGGAAAAGACAGATTTTGTTTTCCCCTTCAATATCTTTCGCCAACGGCCAATTTTCTTTTTTATCCAATATGGAATAAACAACAAAAGTAATATTGTTATAATTGTAAACACCAGTATCGCGGAGATAATGGATGTGAGGATTATTAAGATTATCGATAATAGGCGTAAGGACATCTAATCTATGGTTATTGTTTAAGTTACAATCGTGGTTACCTGTTATTAGGAAAGTTTCTCTTAGTTTTGAACACTCAGTTAAAAACCAACTAATCTCCCTAATAAGTTCAGGAGACATTTCAGTTTTAGCATGTGCGATATCCCCTGCTAAATAAATAATAGAATCTTGAATTTTATCGTCTTCTACTTGTTTTAAAAACTTTTTGAATACCTCTTTGTATTCTTTATGTCTTTGCAAATTTCTAATGTGTAAATCTGCTAAGTGATATATTTTGTTAATAATCATAAATTAATTTAAGTTATAGTAACTTAGTTTTTGTTGGTTTTAGATAATTATCTAATTTAAATTCAAATTTTATAGTTTGTATTTTACTAAAATTTCGTTCAATACCCGCCTGATTTTTTACATAGTATGAATGAACATCTTCATATGACATCTTATGTATAATATCTAAATTTCTTTTGTATTGGTTAATAATTGCAGGAACACTATCTTGTGGAGTTATATCAAATAAATCCTCTGCCAACCAAAATCCTAAATCTTTAAGATATTGAGTTAGGTACTTATTACCTAAAATTAGGGGTATATTTTTTGATATAAATGGATTCCATGATTTTTCACTCAAATGTATAATATCTTCTGCTACAACCATTGTTTCCAAAATACAACTGATATATGAGGTCATAGTAATCGGTAATGGTGGAATTTCAACATTTACCGAACCTTGCATACTTCGTTCCATCGGAGTATCTAATATTACAGGTAATTTCTTTTTTTTAAATTCTAATAATTTAGCACTAATATCAGTATTATCATAATCACATGTAAACGCACTATATCCCAACCACGAATCGGAATCTAACCCAATATTATACACATATTTAAAAACTTCTAATCTTTCTTTTTTATCTACTCCAATTATCATATTCATCTTTTTCTGACGAATATTTAAATCAAATATTTTAATAATATATTCTAAGTGGGGGAAATATTCTTGTAATGCAGAACGATATCGATAATAATTACAATTACTTTCATAATAATGAAGTGTAGTAATATCTCTTACTAAAAATTTATTTGAAAAAAATGTATATTGTTCCGTATCAGTATACTCAACTGAATTGTCATCATCAAATAAAACAAATTTACAATCATTATATTTTTTAGATAATTCTATTAAATTAGATTCAATTACTGCCTGACCTCTATGTGAATCAATATATTTAGAATCAAAAATAACCACATCTCCAAATTGTGGATTAATTATATCTAATTTTTCAATTAATTTATCAGTATAAGGCGGTTCACCTATTAATTTTCGTTCAATCTCATCCGTATCATCAAATGAATGAAATATATGTTCATCTTTAATATTAAGTAATTTATACCATGCAGTATAAGAACCTTTTGAAATATGTTGTGGAATTACGTGAATCATAATTGATTTAATTTCTGAAGAATAACATCTTCATAATTTGTTTCTGTTTTATTTTTAATAATATTATTGATTTCAGTAAATCCAATATCTGCAGCATCTTTACCAGATGGGATAATGTTTTTTATTTGGAATCCTTGTTTTTGAAAATACATTGTATAGTATAAGGCTTGGTCTTGTGCATCAGTATCCAATAAAATGTTTAGATTACGAACGCCTCTTTCATATATACTATCCATTAATTTTTTAGGAATAAATTTTCCCAATATTGGAATAGCGTTTCTTCTAACCGCCATTGCATCAAATGCACCTTCACAAATAGTAATGGGTTCGTTCCAATTAATTTGGTTTTCAAACATAATTACATTCTTTGAAACAGGTGGGTTTTTATATTTGTATGGTTCATCATCAAAAACGGAACGGGCAATAAAGTAATTTAATTTATTATTTATATCATATGATGGTATAATAATTCTACCTGAGTATAACCCGCCATCACAATATCCAATATTGTATTTAATAATATCTGAATCCCGTATTCCTCTTAATTTTGCGTAGTGTTTTACCTTTTTATATATGGGTTTAAACCCTATTGGTATTTCTGCTAACGATTTAAATTCTTTTGGTAATCGTAATTCAATCTGGTCTTCCTCTATTTGAGATGATACGATATAATCATCACCATATATCTCATATACCTTACGAAGTTTGGAAACATCGACTTGTAATTTTTTAAGTAATCCTTGTATTCTCTTACCCTTAGAATCACATACCCAACAATGCCATTGCTGTGTATCTAAATTCACTTGTAGTTTCTTTTTATGATGATGACAGAATGGACAATAATGTGCCTGTTCATTTCCTTTTAAGGATGAACCTGGTCCTAAGACATCATCTAAAATACTAACGATTGTTAATTTATCTGTATTTGATACCATATATTATAACGCTACTAATATAGTAAAGATACGAAATAAATCTGATATTTCCAAATTTATGTACGTTTATTATATTTGCATTAAGTCTAACAAAGATACAACAAATTTATGAGATTTCCAAATCTCTTTTGAAAAATTTTCCCATTAAGTTCTCATTTAGGGATTTTTCATCTGCTAATACGTTGTTTGCAAATTGTTCTTGTAATTCGTAATATGTGAGGGATTTCTTTGATTGACAAAATCGTAGGATTTCTTTCGTAATTGGTTCGTTTGTCCATGTTTTAACAACATCATTTGATGAACAATAATCTTGCCATTTCATTTCTTTGACAACTTTACGATTTCGTTTATAACCCTTTAATGGGGCTAGAGTTCTATGTGAGTATAAACTCTTTTTACCAATATAATATTGGCCGGTTATGTTGTGGGTTATTCTATAAATAAAACCAATTGTACCTTCAGGCATTTCAGATATTTCTGATATAACCTTTTCTTTATATATCCAATTCATAATTAAAATTTTGAAAATCGTCTTTGTATTTAGTTCTAACCCAATCTTTTATCCAATCTTCTTTGTATAAAGATTTATAATGTTTTTGCTGATTTAAATTTGGATGTCTTTCGTATATAGAATTTCTATTAAGATGGGGTATTTTGGGAACGGGGTATCCTAATTTTTTAAACAAGAAACTTACATCGTTTGAGTAATTTTCATATCTACCTATAAAACTAATATTTCTTTTATCGGTTCTATTATTATTTAAAAAAAATGTTTGAGGATAATATAAAAAATTATATTGAAAAATAGTTTTAATAAAATTACCAAAGGTTTTATTACAGCCCATTCTTAGTTCATGATGATACCATGAGGCTAATCGTGTAAATGGGTTTCTTACGAATGTAAAAATAAAATAATCTTCAATGTTACCAAATGCCGATAAATCGTCATGAGTAGTTACAAATTCCGTTCCTTTAATTGTTAGTAGAATTTCACTAAGAGAATTCCCACCTGTTTTAGGTATATGAAGAAACGCCCACTTTTCGGAATGGTTTATTAATAACGCCAAACGAATTTATTTAAGGTTTAATGGTAGTAGAATACTTTGTATCTTTTAATTTACCACCTCTAGATTTTGCAAGTTTTGCTTCACCTACATTTGCTTTTAAAGAGGCATCATCAGAAAGAGGAGTTTTGTCCTTAGATTTATCTGCTAATTTAGCAAAATCAGAATTTTTATATAAGTCTAATATACTAGCCATAATTTTTTTTCCTATTGGTTATCTACTATTCTTTTTATAAATCTAAGCGTTTCGCCTTTTTCTAATTTAAGTGTTTCTATTGCATCAAGTTCAACCGGTAAATGAAAATAAGTAAATCCATCTCCATTTGTATGTTCTAATAAAGCTATTACTGCTTCTTCCGATAAATTTGATTCCACAACTGTTTGATTTACATCTAATAAATTATACATAATTTTTCCTTTGTTTATTCGTTTGGATTTTCTACTCTTTTTATAAATCTAATACTTTCAGAATATTCTGCTGTTTTAAACTCATTTAATTGAGTTGCATCACCAGGATAAAAATAATAATTCAGTCCATCTGGAGAGATTTCTCTATTTATCAATTCTGTTACTTGTTCTTCGGTAATATTTGATTCAATGATATTATCATTTACATCAAGAATGTTAATTTCTGCCATAGGTTTTTTTGTGTTTATGCTTATAAATATCATTAAGTATCAAAACGGACTAAAAAATTAAGATTATAATCTGGTAAGTTTTTTATTGGTTTTGGTAATTTAGCAACAACTAATAGATTATCATCATCATCATACAATCCAATTGTAGTAATATAAGTGGTTAAATAAGAACCAGTCGGGTCAGTTGATACATTTGTATAGTAATCCTCCCACGAACCACTAACCGAACCAATAGACCCGCTAAAAAACTCTCTACGTGATATATCTAATACTTCTTTTATTTTTCTAGTTCCTGCTGGGAATGAATTGTTTACTCCTGTTATTTCAAAATCATATGAACCACTAACTAACACATTAACCGCAGTTGGATTTTGTGAATAATTGAACTCTCCACTATTAGCAGAAATTAAAATTTCAGTTTCATATATTGTTTGAGTTGAACGATAATCTAATGAGTAGGTATCAAAAAGAATATCATCTGTCATAACAATTAACCCATCATCATAAAATACATTACCGTGTACTTGTGTTTTTATATCAGTATTATCAAACGTTAATTTAGCCGTAAAATTAATTTTATTATTTTGAAAATCAATTGAAATTATAAAATACTCATCTTCATCACTATTATAAATTAATTTACAAGACCCAGTATTTAAATCTATTGGCCAGATGGAAGATACTTCAATATTGTAAACACCGATTCCATCATTAATAGTTAAATACCCAACCCCATTATTATCTAAATCAAGACTAACTAATGTATATGAATTACCAACTTCTCTAATAATACCATATCCATCATCAACAAAATCTAATCCACCTGCATTTAATACAACACTTTCTTTTTTTATCTCTTCACCAAATCTATTTCTGTCAATTGGTATTATCTGAAACGTATTAGGAAGTTTTCGTTCATATGCTAACTCTGCTAAATTTTCTGATGTACCAAATGTTGTAAATGCATTACCTTCTCGTGAATAGTATTTACTTTTTAATGAATTATATAAGGTATGAACAAAATAACCTTCACTTTTGTCTGAGTTTTCATCAAATAAACCTGTTTCATTATATACCTTTATGATAGGATATTCTCCCTCATTAGTATTCCAAAGTTTATATACATTGAAAGACCTTTTAGATATATTTGATTTGGGTATTGATTTAAACATAGTGAATTCCTTACCTATATAAGTATTTTAATAACTAAAAACCCAACTTTTTAGGGTTGGGTT